GCCTAAAGTTCGGGCAAAGTCTTACTTATTTAAGTTTTAGTAATGGACTAGTAGTTTATTCGGGATCCGGTAAGAACTGGATTTGTGGTGCAGTGTCGGAATAGCGCCCTTGAGTGTAGTGGACACTGTTGGAGGCCATGCGATTTTGCTGGGCTGCCGCTTCGAAAAGCTTCAAGGCTCGAGCAGTTGCGTTGGCAATGCGTTCCTTGTCGGTCGGCTTTCGAATGAGGCCACCCGGCGGTTTGATTGACCCCACGTTTTCAACACCGTCGAAAAAATCGAAGGCAGCGAATTTCTCCCCTTCCTTGAAGTCTTTGGATTGCCAAGCCGCTGGTGGAATCTTACTCTCCACGTGAATGTTCCAAATGAGTGGAGCGAAGTAGCGGCAGAATTTTCGAAGGGAAGTATGCATGTTCACCACTCCAGCTAATCGGGACAAGGAGACACCAGGTTTGGAGGACTCCCCTCTCATTTCAGTGGTCGTGGAAGAGCCTGAGTGGTAGCAGAACGTTGCCAGTTTCATGGCATTTTCAGTGAGTGAGTCCCCAGAGATACCCAACTTAGCCCAATCCTCTGAGATGAGTTTGAACTCCTCTGTGGATGGAAGCAAAGTAGAGTTGACATCGAATGTCATGAGTTTGAGCCGATCCAGAGTTGGCGCCTTGAATGGGTTGTTTGATTCGACTTTCGGCTGGTTTGCCGGCGATGGAGGACTAGCCATACTAACTGTAATAATTAAAGATACACTAATATTTCAAAGCTGGAAACAGATAGAATGGAAACTTAACCATGATGGTGGGGTTTGAGGTACTTCAAAACTTCTGCAAGTTCCAAAGATGGTGGGCAGTTTGTCTCCGCGTGATGACCCGTTATCACAATGATGCAATTGTCAGTGTTGCGTTGCACCACCTGAAGGACAAGCAATGTGACCACAAGCGCTGACACGAGTACGGCGAGATTCAAACTTGTGAATGGCATAGATGAGGATGGGGAGGAAGATTACGAGAACTAGTGCGGCCCCTCTAGCTGGCTGTCGGACAGAATTGCCCGGCTTTCCGTAATAGATGGACTTAGTTCCGTCTTTGTAACAACCTCCGTGTGGCAATGAGTGGATGTTGTCCCCGACGTGTGGTGAAGTGTTCCTGGTTATTGAAAATACGACTAAAGCTATTGAAACCCCTACGACTAAAGCTAAAACAGAATTACTGTGGTCAACTGGTGGAGTTAAATGAACCTGGCGCCCTGACATGAAGTTCTTCTGTATGCCTGGACAGCGCAATGTAAGCTCCCTCTTTGTCACAAATCTCACTGACCGGAAGCGCGGAAAATACAGTCACAACTGGAAACTCAAGACCAAGGACGTCGTCAGGATAGGAGAACTTCACGCCGTGATTGGCCAAAAGATTTCCTACGTTGCTATCAACAGCAGTGATTTTCCCGAACAGTGCGCCTTCGAAAATAGATTGTTGAGTTTTAACCTCGGCAGATCCAGCGCCCGTTATGGAGATACCAACTTTCCGGAGCAGATTCTCAGTGTTTGGTCCAAGCCGGTGTGACACCCTCTTCACAAAATGGGGGCGGCGCTTGGGTTTCCGATGTTGCAAGGGATCAGCGAAAAGCACATGGAAAGCTCCAGAAACGTCCCCCGCAGGATATTCATCAAGAATGTTGATGGTGTGCGAAGGGGGGTTGCTCTGGAAGGGCCCGATGTCGTTGCAACCAAGAGAAGGAGGGTCCGGCACTCCGTGAGTGAAAGCTCTGATCTCCGGATTTCTTTCTAATAGCTTGCGTATCAGAGTGGACTTTCCGGCCCCAGCAACAGCGTGAACTACAACGGGCTTTGAAATTGGTTCCTTGGTGCGCTCAAATCCTTCAGACTCCAACAGTTCGAACACAGAATTCATGTTGCTAACAGTTTTCAAGAATAGAAGAACCACCAAACTTAATCAAATTTCTAACCGTGATTTGGTGGGCTTCTAGTTGTTTCTCTGAGAAAACATGTTGAAGAGCATCCCCGTGTTGATAATTCAGCAGCACGTCAAGGGCGTAGCTCCTCATGTTCTTCTTTAACTCACCCCTCTGTTTAGCGAGTTCCACGACCGCGAGCATCTTCAGCGGTTCTTTCAAGGCCCCAAGAGGTGTGAACAGGAAACCACAGAATTGGGCCCACTCCCCTTGCATCTGAGGAAAGTACTCGGGTTTTGCTGTTAGTTCAAGCTTGTTCTTCCACATCTTGAAAGACTCTCTTTCTTCCGGAATACAAGCTAACACAGAATCATCACCCGCATACGCCTGAGCTGTCCCTTTTGGCACATTGAACCGCAGGTGAGTGTAAGCAATGTTGCACTCGGTGTTCGCGTCGAAAGTCGGCCCCTCTCCTGTGAGCCTCATTATGCCCAAAGTGCCCGTAAACACGTGCGCGTTCGTTTTGATGTCCAAGTAACCCTCAAGAACCCACTCAGGGATGGAATGGTGCTTGGCCTTTAGGATCTCGAATTGAAGCATGGCGCCGTCTTGGGACTGGTCAAACTGAGTGAAATCGTTGGCGTATGCATTTCCTTTGAAGTTCCACTCGTTCTTGATCCAGTCGGACATGCCCTCGGGGGATTGTTCGCAATTGATGAAGACATGTGTGGGCTGGAAGACTTCCCTCATCCTTCGCATGTATCGGGCCATAGTGCCGTAAAGCATGACGGCTGCTTGCTGGAAGGAGGCAATTGTTTGTCCCGGTTTTATCTTGTCCGCCCCCAATTTCTCCATTTTCTTCACCCATTGTGACTTCAGGAAAAGCGCGATGGTGTTCTTGTGAAAGTCAGGGGACTGCCTCAGTTCTCCATTCTTCAGCATGTGCATCGGCTTAGAGAGATAAGTCTTTTGCACCTCCTCAGCACAAGTGTCCCAGAGCGTCTGCTCAAATGGGATGGGCTCCTCCGGCAAATTCATTGCGTTCTTATAATGGAGCCAGAGCACGTCACCAACTTCGCGCTTCATCAGGTACTCGGCTAAATTTCGCTCGGGAGTTGATATTTTGAGCCGAGCTTCAATTGTTGCCCACAACAGAGTTTGATCCTTGGCCTGTTGGTGACTGGACAGCTGGATTGTGGGGTTATCAGTTTGCACGCAATTCGAGTGGCCATGATCCGCTCTGAATATCTCCCTGTCATGCTTTTCCAGCAACTTCTCTACAGCACCTTCAAGGCAAAGGTTTGAATTCTCCACGGGAACGTGAGTCTTCGGAGCCGCGACTGGAGTGGGCCCTTCCTCTCTTGGTTTTGCTGACGCCAAACTTTGTTCCCGTACCGTGCTCAGGAAAGTTTTGAGATACGGTGTGGCGTTCAACTTGTCCCAGAAAGCGGCGGATGATGCAGAGGTATTAATGAAGTGGATGGAATGCACTGCTCGTGATAACGCCGTGTAGAGGACCTTATCAGTGCACAGGGTGGTGTCCGAATTGAGCAGGACTTGCACCTTCGGGGCAGTAATTCCTTGACAGCCGGCGTATGTGGACGTTTTGTACCCTAGTTCAGTGTAGGTCTTCTTCTGAATTAATGAGGGTACCAGCATATGAACTTCCTTCAGCGGGCGTGAGCTCATGGAAACAGTTGTGAGGCCCGTTCTTTCGGAGTAGACGCCCAGCATCCTTGCCAGATCCTGTTTGTTTCGGTGCGTGGCGTTGAGATAGTATCTGGCATAGTCGCTGAAGTGGTCAGCAGCTGGGGTCAAACCGTTAATTAAGGCTTGCTCATTCATCTCGTGGAAGGATGACTGTCTCGAATCTCCAGTCAGAATTGCCCAAACCACTGTGGTTCTCAATGAAAGGTAAGCGTCAATGTACCCATTTGGTAGCTTTGTGTAATCATCGAAAATAACCACCTTGGCAGTTTGGGAGANCAGCGCTTTCTCAAATGTTTGGACGCTCGTCAGTGGAAATTTTGGCAATTTTGCCAGCCAGTCCATTCTCAATCCATTCGTGGGCAGCACTATCTTGACCTCAGCGTCCGGGCAATCTTCCAAGTATTTCTGCAACGCGAAGCTTTTCCCTGAACCCCCCGCTCCGTGAATGACGGTGAGGGCCACTTCTCGTTGCCTCGGTGACTCGCAAATCATCGTGAAGGCTTCCTTCCACGCGAGGTCTTGTGATCTGGTGAATGACCCAGTCCTGTCGTTCTTCACGTCTGATGCATATGCTCTCGCGCGGAGGTTTGATATCGTGTAAGCGCAAGGATGACGGTGAATTGCCTTCAGACGGTCAAACAGATCAACTTCTGGAGTGAGCTCTCTCGGCCAGGCGCGAGCTGTCAACTTTGAGACTCCGAGAATTGGCTGGATCAGGTAATTATTCGCGTCGAGCAAACAAGTAGTCCCTTTGAACCCAGCGTTCTCCAAAATGCTCATCCATTTAGCCCAGGGTTTCTTCTCAAATTCTCCCTTGCTCATGTCAATGACCTGCTGAGTGGCCTCGTCGGCGAACTTCTTCATCTCCCTCTCATCGCTGGTCAAGCCCGAGTCGTCTTCAGCTGTGTCATCTGAAGTGGTCGCAGGTGGGTCTTCCAGAACGGCAGCAGATGACGATCCCTCCATCATTTCTTGCTCGCACCCCGCGGTGGCTTCAAGAGGTTCCAGCGAAATTTGTTTCTGTTTCATCGCGGTTCTTATGAGTGCAGCAACTTCAGCTTTAGTGGGTGCCGTGCCGAAACGAATTTGAGCGACCTCTGCTTGGAGTGGGGAAGAATCCACTTGTTCAAGTTCCTCCGCCTTCTCTTCAGGTGCTTGCTCGCTCTCTGTGATCGCACCCTCAGCAACTACCTTCTCGTCCTCGCTCATCTGGGAATTGTCGGGTAGCATTGTCAGGGTCGCGTCCAGCGTGGTGGAGACTTCCGTTGGTTGCTCGAGAGGTGTCTCCTCCACCACTCGAGTTTGTTCGAGTTTCAGCAACCACTCGTGTGCACTTTGGTCTTCATCCACGTTAGTCTCACAGACGGGTTCGTTCGGGCAAGGCTCCGCAACCTTCTTGCCATTCTCCCCTTTTATGAAATTCCAGAATTCACCGAGCCACTCCATTTGGGAGAAGAGAGACTCCTCTTGAGGGAGGTGGAAGACGTCTTCAGAGTCGTCAGGGCCCGCAGCTACCTTAGATAAGGACAGGAATCCATTTCCTTCTCTTCTCTTGAAGTCGTAATTCTTTGTATCAAGTTTCAAGTCGACTTCAGTCCATTCCAAAGCTCGTACCAGTCGCACGAACTCAGCTTCTCCAAAGATTTTCTGTCTCACCATCTCAAACCAATTCTTTATTGGCTTAAACCACCTAGTCAGAAAGCCACCTTTTAGCACGTCGTCAAAGCAATTGATTGAACTCTGTTTCCCAACAAACACAAAGTAATTTGTTAAGTGTAGAAGTTCAATGGCGGAGAAATCTTGAAGATCCTCGGTTTTAATCAGTTGCCGCCATTTAGCCCAGATGTCTCTCTCAGACACCTGCTTGACGCCCTTCACATATAGGAACATCTGCATCACTAGGGTTTTCCTGATTGGCTGTCTAGCGTTGAATTTTTCAGGAAGGAAGATGAGTGGGAGAGTAACAAACTTCGTTTCTGTGGAGAAATTTCGGAGGCAGGGTGTCATTAGTGATCCTCTCTGGAAGATGAACAAATGATTGGCCGCTTTAGTTTCAATCTTCTGCGCTGTGATTGTCGTGACGCCGTCAGTGAGACGTCCTACTGAAAGCCAATCCAATTGTTTCAATTCGTGCACATATTCGGCGCCCTTGTGACCTCCTGGCGCGTAAGAGAAATGAGTGACCTTACCTTTCTTACATCTATGGTATTGAAGAGTATATATGTTAGGGTATATGGAAGCTAAATTAAATTTTGCCTCAGCAGGCAAGACCATGGTGGCTACTAAAGTTTTAAGCTGTACATTATCTGAGAAAAGTCTAACTAAAAAAGAAAAGGGAAGGAAATGCAATGAATCTCCCATGAAAGCATGAGAGGTGCTAAGGGTGGGCAGTGAAGACACAAGTGTGTCGGGATCGTACCTGGCCACATCTTTTGGTTCCACAACTTTGTTGATAAAGTGGTCATTGTGTTGCGGACCCCTGTGAAAGAATCTGAGCTTGGCAGGTTTCATGAACAGGAAGGAGACAGGATTCTCCTTTGGAAGTAAAGAGCTGGCAGAGAAATACAAATCATTTTCTATAGCTTTTGCTGCAGAGTGTGTGTGGGCAGTTGTTGCAAAAGGATTTGAGTTGATACCCAAATCCTCCAACACATTGGCGGCAGATTCGGCTATAGCATAAGGATTTGTAGTGGCAGTGTGTGATAGCGTCTTGCGTAGATGTTGGTACTGTTCGTTCTGGATGACAATTTTCTGAGCTGGATCAGTGAATTGTTCTAGGGCCCCTCTCAAACGAGACATTGTCAGTTATCTTACCCGTGAGGGCGTCGATGAACCTTGGAATGCTTTGATTGGAGGGTGTTCGGTTAGGATTGATTTTCC